CTGCGAATGGAACCTCACCATTTGATGTCCAAACTGTAAGGCCATCTACTTGAGCTGTGTTCTCAAAGTTTTGTTCAACACTCTTGTCCCAAATATTACCATTTGAGTCTGCTCTAAGTTGGTTTGTAAAAAGAACATAACCTGTAAAAGTCTTGTTCTCATCGTGAATTGATGCCATTCCGTATCTTTCTTTACGAACTGTTTCGCCTGCTATTGTTACTTCGTTATCTAATATCATTTAAGTCCTCACTTTTTTATTTAATATACATACATTATGCACTCTTACGGACCATAAGTCAAGCGATTTATAGGGTTTTTTTGAAATCTTTTTTACTGTAAGAACAAGGGTTTAGGAGAAATGTGAGGCATCTTCTCCGGAAATATCCTCAATCATGGACTGCCAAATGTCCAAATTGGGTACCACGAACCCTAATGTGAGGCGAGGTTCATGTGTTCCAGCAGTATGATAGTAGACTTTATCGGGCTCTCTACCTCTACCATAATATCCTACTTTACAAGACCAGCCTGGTGTATCCAACATCTCGATCACTTCATGGGTTTTGGGATCTCTATATTTAAAGAACCCACCACCATTTTTTGTGTATGATAATAATATGTTGTATCCTGGAGCGTTCCAGTTGTTGTGCCAACTCATGAAACCGTTAGTAGGATAATAAACATGGACTGCCTCATTACGAGCACCTAGCCATGTACATAATTCCGTAGATAAGTTTTGATACTTTTCATGGAATTCACCAGGCAAATTACCTGCCTTAAGATCGTAACTATATGATATTTCTGGATAGCCTTCATGGCGTCCATCTGCTTCTACCACTTTATGTAAATATTCTGTTGAACAACCATTGTCCATTGTGTCTGTGTTTTTAGGATTCTTTTTTGCTAATTCATTTAATGGAGTCAAGTCTTGTTGAAAGAACCAATCTGAATATGGTTCTAACATTCCTAATAATTCATCTGATATATCAGTCCAAATCATTTCTTCTTATACTTTAAATAAATTTCATGTGATGGTATTGTGTAATGCCAAAATACAATTTCATCACCTTCTAGTTCGTCGTAACTATGTCCATTAATAAAATTCCATCTTATATGTAAATCATCGTCCCACTTAACTCCGTGGTCTGAATATGTTAATAATTTCCACATTGTGAAAGTATCCCATTTTCTTACTTCATCTGGATAATCACCTATTTCATTAACATAACCTTCTTTAGTTTTTTCTGTTTGTTTTAAATATTCACCATACCAAGAGTTCATCAGTTCAAGTATTTCAGGTTTATTCCTATATAAAAACATTCCACAATGTGCTGTCATTTCTTCTGTGTTAGAAAGTTTTGTAACCTTCGCATTGTATGGTCTTATTTTTGTAAACATTAAATCTAGATCTTCAGGTAATTGTTCAAATATGTTTTCTACATCTTCATGTTGGCATAACATATCAGCATCTAAGTAACAAGATATTCCTTTGTATGGTGTTTGTCCCAATGCCCAAAGTTTAGCTCTAATATGTTTGGGTACTTCCCAATGTACTATGTGATCTGCATGATTGTAATCAGTAGGTTTAATCCATTCTTCATGGTCTACGAATACTGTAATATGTGCTTCAGGCCAAAATAATTTTACTGACTCTGCACATTCTATTGCAGCTTTATAAAATCTTTCATGTAAGGATGCTACAATTATAAATCCATTATCTGGAAAATTATGCTCCGTCATCCATGGACTCCATTAATAATATAGTAGTATAGGCATTAACTTCCATTGGTGTTTTTGCTTTACGAATGAGTCTTTTTAGATTTGTATTTTTAGATTCTTTTACTGCTGTTATTTCAAATGCCTCTAATTTAGAATTAAATAGCATCTCTTGTTTCATTCTAATTTGTTCAGACTCTTTTCTTTGTAGCCTCTTTTTAATTTGTTCGTCTCTTCTTTCAACACCTTCTCTTGTATTAGCATCTATTTCTTCTTCGCTAAACTCTTTTAGTATTGCATTATAATCTGGATTTGTACCATCTATATCTTGAACAGATGCAGTAGCTCTTGTACCGTTAGGATATTCTAATGTAACGATAAGATGCTTAGTGTCTTTGTTAGACCAATAAGGGAATATATATTTTGGTTTTGGTTTTGCTTGGGTTTCTTCGTCAACAGTTTCTACTGTATATTCTTTGTCACCTATTTTTACCTTTGCAGGTTTAGCCTTTTTCTTAGCCATAATATCTCCATAATGTAAAAAGTATTTATACTATTAAGCTGCTGTCTTAAGCCACAGTTTTACCGTACCGACTGTTTCTTCTGATGCAAGAACTGTATCTCCTGCATAGTAACCTGTGTATGTACCTGTATATGTACCTGCGTACGCTGAGGTTCCTACATAGTTACCTGAATAACTGCCTGAGTAAGCTCCTGAATATGTTCCTGTGTAAGTTTTAGCACCAGTATAATAACCTGTGTAACTTCCTGAATATGTTCCTGAGTATGATGTACCAGCATAACCTGAGTAATCTGCTGCGTAAGAACCTGAATAACTTCCGGAATATGCTCCTGCATAAGCAGAAGTTCCTACATAGTTACCTGAGAAGTTTCCAGTATAAGAACCTGAATAACTTCCTGTGTAAGTTTTAGCACCTGTATAGTTGCCTGTATAGTTTCCTGAGTAGTTACCCTCATAAGTTTGTGAGCCTACTTCTTGTCTTGTGTCTGAAAATGCGTCACCTTGCTGTACCCATGTTCCGGAAGCAGGTGCTGTTGCTTGTAATGCGTATGTGCCGATTGTTGAATCTGTAATTCTATTTCTCATATTAGGAACTATTTGTTCCATTTCAGCTACTGACATTTCTTTAACTGATGTGCCATCTAATTTTAATGGTTTGTAATTGTCTACTGCTGCTGTTGTAGCTGCTGTTTTTTGCCAAATATATTTGGTGTCTTCTGTTTCGTCTACTTGTGTATCTACTAGTGTGTATCTAGATGTCCAAGTACCACCTGAAGGAGCTGATGATGCCAATGTGTATTGACCTGTTACATAGTTTCCTTGTGCTACTAAATCACCTAATACTTTATCTAAAATATCTGTATCAAGTTCTGCATCTGTAAACTCATTTATACCTACATTACCTGATGTTTCATAACCTAAAGGTCTATTTGTAATACTCTCTGAGGCTGTTGAGTTTACTTGTTTAAATGTATAAACATTAACATTAGTTGTAGAACCTGCTGTAGGGTGAGTGCCAATTGCGTCTTGTCTTTTTGTATCTGTAATAGAACCTATTGTTGTACCTGTACCAGAGCCATCAGTAGTAACATTTATTTCTCCTACTCCCGAACCGTTGGTGTTATCTGAAAAGTCTTTTAATAGTGTAGCACTATAATATTGTTCTATTTCAGTATCTGTCATTTCTTGCAAACCTTGGAAGTTTGAAGCACTGACCGGGTATGATGATGCTTTGATCTTTAATGGTCTCATTTTAGTTTACTCGTGTCCCTGAAGAGTTGTAAATAATAACAGGGCTTAGCCTGTTCCATTTGGTTGATGATACACCCACTAATTTAAGTGAATGTCCTGCTGCTAACGAAACACTAGCGTTTGCTGAACCACTATCAATAGATTCTCCTGTACTAGGATATATCTTAATAGATGCTGTCGTGTCGTTTAATATAAAAGTTTCTAATCCTGTAGCAGTATCAGGAAGTTTTACACCTTCCGCCGATGCTGCTGTAGCAGATGTTACAATGTTATACGAGGCTGTCAGCGCTGTCGCTGCTCCTTGTGTTGTACCTGCTGCCGATACTGCTGCTGAAGCACTTAATGTCGTCGTACCTTGGAATGTAGCATTCCCTGTTAGGGTAAGTGTGCTACCTGCTATTGTACCGACAGATATATTATCGTTTGCCTCATATTTGGCAGTATTAAGATTAGTAAAGTTCGCGTCTACCTCATTATTGGTAAGCGGACTTCCTTTTGCTGATCTTAATGTAATAGTTGCCATTTAATTTCCTGCCTATGTTAATTTATTAACCAATAATTCTATTGCACTGCGAATTTCGGTTACTTCTTGTTTTAAAGTATTTATATCATTTTCATACTCTAGAATTTTATTATTTCTATTTCTTTGAATTTTATAAGCCTTTAATCCCTCATGATTTCTACTTAGTAATGCTTTGGAATTTTTATCCCGTACTAAGTGTCTATCCCCTTCAATATTTATAATGTCTTTTTTAAACTCACTCATCTTAAACCTGTAATGCTATAGCTCTTAAGTCTTTAAACTTAGGAACATGTACTGAACTTGTGCTTAGTGGTACTACCTTAACAGCAAATGTCTTATATCCTGTATATGTTACTGTACCTGTAGTTGCTGTTCCTGTTGCTCCAGAACCTCCACCGCCTGTAATTGCTATTGTTGGTGCTGAACTATATTCTCTTCCTGGGTTTGTAACTGTTATTCCTGTTACAACACCACCTGAAACTGCTGCTGTTGCTGTAGCTCCAAAACCACCGCCACCAGTAATTGTTACTGTTGGTGCACTAGTATAACCAGACATACTTCCGCCTACTGCTATACTTGCCACAACATCTACATCATACTCTAATACACCAGTTCCGTTTGTTCCTACACCACCTGATTTTGCTGGAATACTATAACTATACTCTGCAAAGTCTTCAGTTCCTTCTGAAGGTGTAGAGTTAGTTCCTAGTTTTACCCAATTTAAATCTTCTTGGAAGTTACCTGGATCTGCTGCGTTTTGGAACTTACCATAAACTTCTATTGAACTCTGTGTAGGTATAGCTGCGTCTAAATAAACTTGTAAGTCTTCAGCATCTTGTCCGTCTTCTAATATAACCCTTCTTGATATATATTTAGATGATGCGTTACCGCCTGTTCTTCCTGTTTCGTTTGTTGAATCATTATTAATATCATTACATACTGCTAAGAACTCTGATTGTCTTAGATCTATTACAGGAGATATATTGTTTGCTGGACTTCTCATAGTAACTTTTAATCTACCTGTTCTTGTATCTGAGTATGTAGTTTGTTCGTTGCTATTACTGTAAACTGTTTTTTCTGCTTTTAAATTATTTGTAGCGTTTATATTTACCGGAACAAAAGTAGCTGTATTAGCGCTTCCTGCTCCTGTAGTTGTAAGAGCTGACTCTGCTGTAATTGTTGTACCTGTGCCAGGTTCCATTGTAGCAAAACTTAACACCAATTCATTAATTTTCTTATCTGTAAATGAACCTATTTCTCCATAACCATCTGAGGAACCTACAAGCATTCCTGTTGTAAATTTACCTGCTTGTACTCTTACAAAAGCTTGTTTATCTAAACTGTTCCAATTATCTACAACACCTTTATTAAGTGTTACTGTTCCTGTTGCTTGTGTTGAACCTGTGTTTGCTATTGAAATAGTAGGATTAACAGTATAACTATGTCCAGGATTGGTAACTGTTAATGCTGTTACTGCTCCACCTGAAACTGTTGCTGTTATTGCTAGTCCTGTTCCTGTTGTATCGCCTGAGCCTCTAGATACTGTAACTGTTGGTGCACCACTATATCCTGCTCCGCCTGCTGTAATTGCTGTTGTATGCCCTACAACATAATCACCAGGATTAAATTTTTGTGCAGTTGCTAAACTTCCTGCTGTTGGCCATGTAAGGTTCATCCAATCTATTTTTTCGTTTAATATAGTTCCAGAATAACTTGTATTTGTCTGGAATACTGCTCGTCTAATATTAAACATTATATCTTTACTTTGATGTGGAGTCCAAGTTCTATCATTAGCAGATGTAAATAACATACCTGCTGCTGGTTGTTTGTCTATTCTGTTAGTTGTTCCAAATTGGTTCTCACCTAGTTCTGAAATCCAAAGATCATATCCTGTGTCATCGTTCTCTGGTTTAGGAACAAAGCAATATTCTGTGTTGTTCTTTAAATATACAGGATTTCTAAATGCAAATGTTGTTGCAACAAAAGTTGTTACTCCACCTGATTCTGTAGATACATTTATATCTCCAGGTGCTTTGTATAGTACTCCTCCAGGAACTATCTTAGGTCCTGGCACACCGTTAATAACTTCTCTAATTTCTAATGTAACACCATTAGTACCTGATGCTGGTTTATTCTTAAAGTATAGTTGTATGTCTGTAACAAATATACCACCATCTGCCTGTTCAACTTTAAATGTTTGGGCTAAAGGATCGCCCATCATAAAGTCTCCCATCCAAAGTCTTTCTGCTATATCTGAGAAGTCTAAGTTTAATCCTAATATAGGATCTGGGAAATCAAATACTATAGGACCTGTAGGGTTATCTCCTTCAGGAGGATCTGTATCAATTGGTGGAGGTACTGGATCTGGTTCTGGATCGGCCGGTGGTGTTGGATCTGGATCTGATGTTGTAGTATCTGTTGGTTGAGTTGTATCTACTGGATCTACTACCGGTGTCGATACAGGAGGTGCCTCCACTACTGTTGTATTATTTGTTATGTTTGTAATGTTATTGATAATAGGAGCCGGTGGAGGTGGCATTGGTGTTCCTGCTCCAATTGAAATATCAACACTTTGATCTGTTGTTACTCTGTCTTCTGAGAATTGCGTTGTTGCTACATTAGCAGTTTTCAATGCTAATATTGTGTCTTGTGTTTTCTGTCTTAAACCTGCAGATTCATAGTTTGCTACTGCTGTTGTTTTTGCAGTTTTATTATTTGTAGAACTATCTGTTAATTTAAATACCTTAACACCTGTTTTAAATTGTCCTTCTGGAATTCTAAACTTACCATTTATTCTACCATTTGCATCTGTTGTTAATGCACCACCATAAGCTCCATCAGTACCGTCTGTTGATGATCTTAATAGACAATGTGCTGATACATCTTCTCCATCAAAGAATGGATAAACTGTTGTTCCTGGTTTCATTCTCCAAGCACTAAATGATACAAGTCTAGATCTCATGAACGGAGCAAAAGATACATCAACTACTTTCTCTCCTAAACTTTGTGACTCTGTAGTTGCACTAATGTCTACAGATACACCTTGTCTTGTTTGGTTCTGCTGTGTTGTTGTAGTTGTAAACAATGATTGATTACTTGTTCCTGTTCCTGAGTTGTTAGAACCAAATGTATTTAATTGCTGTGTATTTGTGGTTACTTGTGCTGCACCTACATCTTCCCATGAACCCCATTGTGTACCCCAAGCATTTGACATGTTTTCCCATGCGTCATAGTTACCATCAAAGTTTCTAGTAACTGCTGGTTGAACATCTGTAGCTACAAAGTTATCTACATCTGGTGTTAATGTCATGTTACCACCATAATGGAATGTTAACTCTTCTGCTAGGTTAATAGTTTGTGATGCGTTAGGTTGTGTTCTAAATAATTGTGTGGCATAAGGCAATGTAATAAAATCACCTGTTCTTGCTAATTTAGTTGTTGTTGCGTTATTACCTATATCTGTATGTGAACTTAACGGAATAGATTCCATTTTAAAGAAAGGTCTAGCATGTTTTAATTTAGGATCTATAGCAATGTGATAATCAGGATCTAATACTGCTCCTACATTGTGTCCTGTAAATGCGTCTACTAATATACCATTCTTAAATCTATCCAATCCACTAGAGTTTACAATAGTTTGATCTTTAGCAAAGTTTTCTAATAAATTTAATGATGCGTAATATTCTAAGTTTTTAATTCTTTGTTCTAGTACGCCAATATCTCTCATTGTAAAGCGTTTTTGTGCCTGTTGTGTAACTGTACATCCTAAGTCAGGTCTTCCTACTCTCTTTGCTTCACTTGGAGATAAACATGGGTGTGGTTTTAATTCTGCTGTTGCAAGTGTCATACATTTCTCTGGCTCTGCAGGGAATGTAGGATCGTCTGAGTATGCTCCTTCTAATACTCTAATTGCTCCATCATTGTCTAGGATAACTCTTATATTTTTGCCTCTGTAATAGTTGTAATCCGTTGTAAATGTTTTTACTGGTACAGGATTAGTTAAGCCATTACCTGGTCTGTCAATGGCTTCATTGGCTGAAGGATTTACAGAGGCGCTTCCTAATGTTGATGTTGATGTTGCTGTGTCTACTGCTCTAGGTCTAAAGTCAATTGTATTTCTTAAATCAAAATCTCCATGGACATTAGATCTATAAATTGGTATGTCTTCTGTTCTAATTGTGTTTGCTGCTGGACTTGAACTATCATCTACTGGATAACTATCTACACAATGGAATGTTGCTGATGATATTGTTTGTGTAAAGTGTGAAACCTTAACGACAATATATTTGTTTGTAGTTAGATTTAATGAACTTGTACTCTTTAATGCTATTTTTGCCTGTCCTACGAAGTTGTCTTGCTGTCCATTAATAAATCTAAATTGATCTGTGTAGTCTACTTGTCCTGTTGTATAGTCTGAATTGGTACCTGCTGTAACTGATTGTAATTGGTAACCATCAGATAGTCCTAAGTTATAGATACCTGTTGTTGAATTTATGTGTGAACTAGTATCTATTTTTACATATCTGTCTTTAACAAGTGCTTTTGCTACAGGAGATGCGTCTGTTTTTAATACATTAACATAAACTCTAACATCTAATGAACCACTACCTACTGTTACAGCTCCACCTAAATCTATTGTCATCGAAGTAGCTGAAGCGCAAGTAACTGAAGATGTTCCTGCTGTTAAGTCTATATATTGTCCTGCTGCTATTGTAGCACTGTTTTGAGTATAGCCGTCTTTTGATACGACTATAATATTTGCCTTTTTAATTGTGTCTGTTAATTCTGTTCCTGAGGTATCGTATGGGAAAGTTTCATCTCCCGTTGTTGTTATTGTAACATTACCTGCACTTGCATCTAAGGATACATCATATTCTTTTGTGTATTGGAAACTGTGATCGTATGTGTTGCCTACATCAGATGCTAATGTCTTAATGTTATTGTTTGGCATTGCAAACAATAATTTGTTCTGTTTTGTTTCTTTTAATACTGCTATAGTATTTTCTAATACAAGGTTACCAATACCATCTGCCATTGTATTTTCATATCTAATACCTTTAACAGATTGGAAATCACTTCCTGTCATCTGTATATCATATAGATAAAGTTTGTATTGTGCTGCTGTAGCTCCTGCTGTACCACTAGAGTAAACTAAATGTCTAGCTTTTGCTGTTCCTACTTTTGTTCCTGCTGCTGAACTTGCTCCGTTTTGTACTGTGTCATATAAATCTACAGAGCCACCACCATCTATATCCCATATTCCTGAAACATAAGTTAGATTAACATAGTTACCAAAAGATGTTGAAATAGGAATAGATTCTCTAGTTATAAAATCATTTGGTTTTTGTAAGTTAATTCTTTTTGTTGATAATAGTTCTCTTTTAAAACCACCTACATAACTTATACCTGGTGATACTCCTAATACAAGCGCACTTGATTTACCGCCTTTAGCAGATGTGTAAACACCTCCATTTGTATTTGCTGCGTTTTGTAAGTGTTCTCTTAAATCTATATTGTTTCCTTTGACTGTATAGTTACCTGATTCGTCATAAGTTCTATTTGCTAAAACTTGTCCTACACCCGATAAAGGATTGTCTTTTACTCTAGATCTAACTGCTCCACCAAATTCATGTTTAATATAAAGATAAAAGTTTTCAGGTTTAGTATCTCCTTCTGCATAAGAATTTAGTGTAACATCAAATTTAAGTCTATCAGCTCCTGGAGCGTTATAGTTAAATGAGCCCTGTGCAGGATCTAGTAGTGATGTGTCTGTTGCTGAACCAACAGTTGATTCTGCTACTACAAAACCTATTTCTGCATTAGCTAGTTCACTATATCTGTTAGCAAGACATCTAATTTTATTTGTTTTAATGAAATTACCACGAGCATATATAACACCTGGTGCAAGAACATATTCTACAGTTTGTCCTGAATAGTTGTTTTTCTTTTGTGTATTAGATGTTCCTGTATAAACAACAAAAGTATCTCCGTTTCTACCTGAGTCTGTAGAAGTAACTGTTAGAACTTCTGACTCTTGGAAACCAGTATATGTTGCGTGTCCATTTGTATAATTAAAATATAATTTCTTAGTAGCAGGTGCTGCTGCTTGTGTACCTGTTGCAACATTTGTAATAGTTGCTGTTAGACCAGTAGTTGCACCTGTTAGTGTATCTCCTACATAATTAGCTAGAGTATTATTATCTACTGCAACCGAGGAGTTGTCTGTATCAAATATCTTTACCCAATCTCTAACTAATTTTTGTTCTGTACACCCTGTTACTACTGCACCTTCTTGTAATACAAAACCAAAACCTTTAGCAAGTTGATCTTGTAATAGTGTTTGTAATTGTGTAAGCTCTCTTGCTTGTACTGCAACACCTGGCTTAAATAAAACCCTATGGAAATTTTTACTGTCGCTAAAATCGTCGTAATATGGTGATGCGTTTAAATTTAATGCCATTTGTTAAAACCTAATTAGTGCCTTTACTTGTTCTACTTGATCTGCTGATCTTATAACAGGAGATCTATTGTCTAAATAAATTATTTCACCTGAAGAATTTTTAACTTCTGGTGCTGTGTAACTATTTATACTCAGACTGCTGATACTTTGAGTAGAATTTGTTAATGTTGATGAATTCGTTATTAGAGGAATTTCTGCTGTCATGTAAATATTTCTATTTGTTTCGTCTATTTGTATGACTCTAAATTTGCCTCCATCGTCTGTAGTAATTATATCGTCTGCTGCGTAATTACTTGTTTGCCCTGATGCCACATTTACAATATGACATGCAGTAGCTGTGTTCGTTGTATATACTACATCACCTGGTGTGGTAATGTTTTTAATTAGGCCAATTTGTCTAAAGTCATTGCCTAATATTAAATCTCTATTGTCGTTGTCTGAGAATGAAACTGTTAAACCTAAATTATGTGCAAACAGTTCTCTGACTGCGTTGGAACCATGTCCACCTTGTGGACTTATAACTGCTCTTGCTGTTGCACCTGTTCCTGGTGCTGATGTGTTTGTAATAACTATGTCTGCGTATGAATAGCCTGATCCAGGATTTGTAACTCTTATTTCTGTTAATGCACCTGTTGCTGAATTTACATAAGCACTTGCTTCTGCTCCAGAACCATCTCCTGTTACTGAAATTTGAACATCGCCTTGTGCGTAATCTTTACCTGGTGCTGTAATAGTTACTCTATCTAATGTACCACTTACTGCTGCTCCTTCTACAGCACTTTGTAATGCTGGAAGTGAATCTGCGTCTCCTAAATTAACAGTTCCTGTTGCTCCAGAACCACCACCGCCTGTGAATGATACAAAAGCAAAACTAAAACCAGAGCCTGATGTATTAATAGTAACAGATGAAACTGCTCCACCACTTATTGATGCAGTACCTGTTGCTAATCCATCACCGTCTCCAGATATTACTACTGTTGGTGCTGTTGTATAACCTGAACCACCAGAGTCTACTGTAATACTATCTATTTCTCCTGTAACATCGTGTGTAGGATTTCCTGTTAATTTTCTAACAGGTATATAATCTGCATCTAAAAACTTTGTTTGGTCTGATGCTGAGATTTGAAACATAAATTTCCAGTTATATTTGTCTGATAATTCAAATACAGATGTTCCTGTACTTGTAGGTTTAACTGTTGAGGTGCCATTAAAATTATTACTAATACATTTGTAGACTTTAAATTCATCTGTCATTACAAAAAATGTAGCGTCTGCTAATGTTGTTGCCCCTGAATTAGATTGTGTTGTAGATGAATAATTATCATCATACTCATCGTAGACGGTGCCACTTGTCCAATTTCTGCGCTTGGCAAGTAGACACACATCTGACGAATCAATTCTTTGGGTAAACATCATACTTCTTCTAAACTCTGATATGTAAGAGTCTGAATCAATAGGAGTTTCAGGAACAGTATCATCTGTCCAAGCTGTTGTCCTACCAACGGCAAAGTGGAAATAGTCGTTATTGTTTTTAATATCCCTGTGGAATGTACGAGCTAATTCTACCCTGCCTAGTCTACGAAGTATTAGTGCCATTTATTTCCCTTAAGAAATAGTTATTGTCCAAGTAATTGTCATTGAATCACTTGCACCTTTGTTAACAACGGAAAAAACTGTTCTACATAGTAGTGTACCACCTGTAGAGTTGTTTAAAATACCAGCCTCTGTGATAGCGCCAGTACCTGTTCCTGCTGCAAAAGATGCAACATAAGAAACAGCATTGTTATTAACTGTTGTGCTTGTAAGAGCTTGACGGGCAGATTCAGTTCCTAGAGTTGTGTTTCCAGAAGCTGCTGCTGTAGAACCTGTACCAATAGCCATGTGAGACATAGCTGTTGCTGTAGCATCTTTCATTCTAGATGCAATAAAATCCAAACCAGCTGAGACTACTAAGTTTGTAGCTTCCCTAGTTTCTTTTACATTACCGTGCTTGTCTTTGATTTCAACTGTAAGCTTACCTGTTGCTTTAGTTTCCTCTTTTTTAAACATTTTTATCTCCTAATATGTTTATGTAATGTTCCAACCAACACCAACATAGTCTTCACTTAGGTATGTAGGGTCTACATAGTCTTGTACTGAACCCACTCCTACGTCTGTTGCCGCTACACTATCAGCTACTGCTGGTTTACTTAGTGCTTGTGCTACGGACTCTGTGATACTACCTGTATCAGTTATTCCTTTACTTGTATTTATACTGTCTAGAGCTTCAGAAGCCGTTTTTGTTTCCGAAACTGCTTTATTAATTCCTAATGTATTAGAGTCACTTACAGATAATGTTTCTGTCTTAGTGAGTGAAGCTAATACTGCGAATGTTTGTGCTGCTGATAATGATTCTGCAAATTCCCTAGTTTGTCCTATTAGGAATTCTTCTGTTACATTAGGCGATTCAGTAAATGTTCTAGTCCAAGTTGTAGTTGGAATTAGACTATCAGAAGTTGTTGCAGAGTCTGCTAATGGTTTAGACATAGCATAAGAGAATTGTTCATCTCCTATGTTATAGTTGTCTGCGTCATTTCCATCTGTGCCATCATTCCAATAACCAGTTACGCAATAAGGACTACTGCCTTGGTCTTGTCCTGAAACTTGATTTGTTAATGTGCCCATTGTAAAGGCAATGCCGTGACTTTCTGTTGCTGTTGGCGCATCGGTGTAAGCAACGGCAAATACTTTCGCTATTGTTTCAGAAGTAGAAACAAGATCAGTAGCTATGAATTTATAGAATATAGTTCCTGTGGTTTCTACTATAAATTCTGGGTTAAAGAGTATTTCACTCTTAATAATAAGATCACCAAATACTTCCATACCTGCTGGATGTACTGTGTCTCTTAAACTTCTATCCCATGTTGTTTGTGCAACATTGGATTTAATAATATATGAATATGGTTGATATCTTTTGTTGTCTTGTATTACATTTACATCTGATATTTTTCCTCTATCATCTTTCCATTTACCTTCATATTCAAAAAGGTATCCGGTTGTAATGGTAACAGTTACTTGTTCTCCGTTTGGAGATGTAAGTAAGATATCTGTTGTAGCATTTAAAAATGTTGAACCAGGATTGATAACTGTAAATGCTGTTGGTTTACCTGCTGTGTCTATAGCTGTAACTCTTACATAAGCGTCATTAGCTCCACCTTTAAATGTGTAGTCTTCAGCAAAATAACCTGTTACTGCATATCCTCTACCGTCATCTCCTGTTTCGTTTATTAAATAAATCTGTCCTACTTTAAAACCAGCATCTGCTGCTGAGCCGGCGTAAGACTTATATGTTACTCCTGTTAATACTCTAACAAGATAGCCGTAAATATCTGCTGCGCTATTTGCTGCACCATCATCTACGACATAAGTTTTGTAATCGTTTGTATTAAATTCTACAGTAGGTGCACTAGTATATCCAGAGCCTCCTGCTGTTAAATTGATACCTGTTACAACACCATTTGATACTGTTGCTGTTCCTGTAGCTCCAGATCCGTCTTCGTGGAATACTGATACAATTGGTGCTGAGTCATAACCTCCACCGCCCTGTGATACTGTAAACCCTGTAACTGCTCCACCACTTACTGTAGCAGTTGCTGAGGCTCCAGCACCTGGTCCTACGACTTTAGTTGTTGCTGTATCAAAATCTACAATTAACTCAAATCGTTGTAGTGTTAATCCGTTTGTTTGATATGTGTTCTTTTCTACTCTTTTTACTGTTGCTCCAAGAGTTTTTAAAATTGTTACTGACCCTGTTGTTTCGTAGTAACGAATATCAATCTTTTTACCTGTAAGTTCTAATGGTTCTTTTACACCACCATGTTCTGCTTCTTGTAATTTAAGCGCTCGTTCTACACTATAAATTCCGTCTGAAGGTTTAAGTGTGTATTGTCCTGGATAATCTACAGTAACTTCTTCGCCATACATTGCTCTAAAGAACAATTCTATAGATCGTCTACTACCTTTAGATTCATAAAAGTCTTTAGCTCTTTTATAAAAGAGAGGTTTATCCATTTGAATGGATTTAGGAAAGTCTGATGTTAGAGCTTTACGCCATTTTTCTAAGAACGCTTCTTCTGCGTAATCTATATTGTTTGTGTAGTTTAATACTTCTGAACCAGCATTGCCGTCTGTATCCATAAAAGTATAATATTTTTCTAAAAATGTTACAAAATTTGGATTATCATCTCTTACCCATTCAGGTATTTGATTTTTAACATTGTAAGATGTGTTTCTATATTCTGATAATGTTGTGCCCTGTGCGGCATCTAAAATAGCAGAAGCTGTTGCTCCTGTTGCTGTTGTATCACTAGCATGTGGTGTTATTGTAATTGTTGGTGTAGATGTATAGCCTGAGCCTATGTTTGTAACTGTTATTTTTGTAACTGCTCCACTATATATCTCAGCAGTTGCTGTTGCTCCTGTTCCTCCTCCACCACTTATAGTAATCGTAGGAACATTATTATAACCTGTTCCTCCGGCTGTTATCGTTATAGACGATACAAATCTATAATGTGATGGTATATAATCAGTCATTAGATCTCTTCGACTTCAGGAGTTGCTGATATATTCAATCCTACTTTTGTATTAATAGTAGAATTTGTTACACTATCATCTAAAGTTAAAACTGTATTTCTACTTGGTTTAGCAACCACTGCTGCTGTAGAAGTATCAGAGGTTCTAACTAGAGCTTGTGTTGTAATATCTCTAACATCTCTTTGTGTTACTGCATTGATTCTTAATTTTAATTCGTTTTCATATAAAGATGCAACTATCATTGATGGTATTGAAATTGTACCAGAGTCATAATCGATAGTGCCTACTGCTGCTACTATAGAGCCGTCTGCTTTAACTGCATTAACTGTTCCTGTTCCGCTATATAAAGGCGGTACTACTGTTGAAGCAGGTACATCTACTAGAGATACTTTATGATTTGAACCGCCCGATGTTATATTAAAATATGAGCTTGTTAGTTCTCTAGGTTGTAATCTTTGATTAAATTGTATTGAATAATTCTTTGTTACTGCTAAGTCAGGTTTAATTCTTTTCTGTAGTCTTGTTGTAATGCCAATAGCAATAATAGATTCTGAAACTGCTTTAACACCATCATGCAGTTTTGTATTGTAGAAACTTTTATTAAGTTTATTTAAGTCAGTATTAAAATAATTATTAACTGCTATATTAGCTGCGTTTTCCAATTCACCTTTGCTTAGTGTTGTAAGTTTAGGATTATATGCTATGTTTATATCTAATCCTAAATGAATAAATTCTGGATCTACAAATTCTGGAATAATAGCTACTGGTGTTTTAGGGTCTATTATAGAAGTTTTAATATTGTCTTTATCTGCTTCTGTAATAATTGAACCTGTTTGAGGATTTAAAGATATAAAAACTTTACCATATATAGGAGGATCGTTTTTCTCTCCTCCCCACACAGAAACAGATTGTATATTGTTATTACTTTGTAATATAAGTGCTTCGTAATCTGATGATGTTACAGCTCTTTCTTTTGCTGCGTTATATTTTGGGGCATTGTATCTAATTTCATCAACACTTTCTTTTGATGCTCCACCATAAGCTGCTATTGCTGTGTCTAATGTTCTTGCTTCTCCTGAAGCCGAAACTGCAGAGCTTAGTGTAAATGTTTTAGCAAAGTTTGCTAATGATGCGCTAGAAACAATATAATCAACAATAACAATATTACCTGTTGATAATTTTTTGCCTATTGTGTCGTCACCAAATCTTAATTGATATAAACCATCTGCTCCCTCTTCACACCAAAATGTTTTAGTGTCTGATTTTACATCTAATAACTTATCAGATTTTGTGTAAGTAATAATAGTTAAATCAGATGCTGAGTTCTGTACTCTTACTCTTAATGTATCTGTATCTGCTGCTATATTAGGTATTACAAAAGGTCCTTGAAGATTTGCAGTCTCAACAATAAATTTATTTTCTACTCTTGTTCCTTCTTTAATTTCCAACAAATTAAAATTAAATTGTGTTTTTTTAGGTGAAGTTGATGACTGCCCTGTATATCTACCATATGATAAACCACTGTCTATTGTTATGCCTGCATTGTTTGTTGTAACTGTTCCTAATGTTTCTTTATAAGCATTGATACTACTATTAGGCATATAAAAACTTGTGCCTGAATACTCTTTAAATGTATATGTCGTTGCTCCTGTTCCACCTGTATCTGCTGCAACTGCTGCTGCTTCTGTTAGATAAACAGGATAGTAAAATCCTTTTTGATCTGTTGCTGATGCTGGAAGTACACCTGTTCCATATAGATAATAAGGCCCTACGCCTCCTGCTGTTGTAGCATTAACTGTTGTAGATTGTGTAGGATAAAATGTATATGTGTTTCCATCTACAGTTGTTGAAAAAGGCTTAGCTCTAGATATTTCTAATGTTGTACTTGTAAAACTGTCAGGTGGTTCTATAGAAAGATTAACTTTTGATATAGCCCCTCTTCGTGATCTGGGTACATAACCCAATGCTTTTGCTATTGAAACTACTGATTCTCTTTTAACTGCTGTGTCTATAAAGTTTTCATTTGCAAGCATGTGTGCTAACATACCATTGTAATGTGTATTGTATGCTAAAAGATCTAGTATAACATTCATACCTGAGCCTTCAAAGTTATAATCTGAAAACTCTGTCTGTGCCTTTAAAAAAGTTTTTAAGTTTGCTTTGATATTATCAAAGTCTAATTCTGATACATTTAATTGTGCCATTTTCCTATCTCAACCTGCTTAGTTGTACTGTTAATTGCTGTGGTTCATTAATACCTATTACTGAAAAATTTAATGTTACCGTATAATAATTTAAATCATAATTAGCATTTACATTAATATCTATTATCTCACATCTCGGTTCATAGTTTGTTAGTAATAACTCTATGGTTTTTGATAAGGATATTTCTAATCCAGGCGACATTGGTTCAAATAAATATTGTTCTAACATTGAACCTCTTTCTGGGTGAAAGAATTTTTCAGATGGTTTTGTTAACAATAAACTCTTTACTGATTGTTTTACTGCGTTAACATCAAATTTCTTTCCTATATCTCCAGACAAAGCATTGGCTGTAAAAGACAAATCTAAGTCTTTATATATTCTTGATAATTTAAGTTTTTGTAGCGCCATAATAGTATTTATACTCAGAAGTCAATGTTTGGTATGTTGAAATTAAAGAAATCATCAGTTGCTTCTTTTTTAAGAACTTTTATATCTAAATCAAATTTAGGTTTTCTAATTTTAGGAATATCATCACCTAATGCTATAGCCCCTAAATCAAAGTTAGGGAATGATAAAGGTGTTCCTTTAATAGAAATATCTAAAGCATCTCCTGGTTTTCCAGGTATAGTAATCTTTTGTCCTGCTTGTATTACATTAGGATCTTTAATACTAGGATTTTTATCCATTATTTCTTGTACTGTAAGATCATTATCTGCTGCTATTTGAGATAAAGTATCTCCTTTCTTAATAATATATTCCTTTTCTTTTACTTGTGCGTTAGGTAACAATTTACATAATTCATCTAAATCTGCTGCACCTGATCTTAATGCTGATGATATATCATTTAGATCTTTAAAGTTGCCTAAGTCTACACTAGACCATTTACTTTCTATTTGTTTCATTTTGCTTACAAGTGCGTCTTTCTTGGCAAGTCCTACTAATAGGAAGTTACCTACATCTTTGAAGTCGTCTTGTAATGACTTTAATTCCTCGGGTATTTCAATACCTAAATCTATTTCAGGAATCATTTCCTCTAAGTCTCCCATTAGACCATTGAGTTCGTCTTCTGCTTGTTGTTTTAAATCATCAAGTTTTCCAATTGTTGGTTGTAATATAAGTTCATCAATTTTTTCGTTAGCAAGATCTACTTTATCTGCTAATGCCGATAATGCTTTACTAGGTCCGCAACTCATATACTCCTCCTATTATCCTTCAGGTCCACTTGTACTTGTACCACCACCTGCATCATTACCATCGTTCTGTGGATGCGTATGTGCTGTATGTGTTATGCTATTAACTGTAATTTCTCCTGCATCGTATGTAATAGCTGCTGTAGGAGATGTTAATGTATGTGTACCACCAATGGTATCTGTTTTTGTTCCTGTAATTGCTTCTGTTTGGTTTTCACCAATTGTTAATATTTGTCTACCTAGGACTGTATTTTCTACAGGTGTTGTAGTACCAACTGTTATTGTTTGTGCTGTTCCTACTGTTAAATGTTGTTCTTTATGTGTAAGTATATTCTGTGTTCCTTTAGTTTCTAAAGTAAAGAAGTTTTCTATACCATCTATATTTACATCTGCTAATTGTAATATGCTAAAACTATCTCTAACCTGTGTTATTTTACCACCACCAACTTTAGGATCTGTTCCTACTTTTTCTACAAATGACTTACCTACATTTAGATTAAGATTTCCTTTAATAGTATAATCTCCTGAACCACCTACATTAACATTCTGTACTGCACCAATGCTTGTTGTTTGACTTCCTACTATTGTTTCAAAGTCTCCACCTTTTTTATCTGCACCTGATGCTATGTCAACATAACGACTACCACTAATATTACTTAATGAGTCTGTTCCTATGTTCATGGCATGATTACCATTAATGTTTTCTATCTTATCTCCTCCAACTGTTATATGCCAGTCTTTAGATATTTCTGTGTATTGATTTCCTTTAACTAAGAGTTTTGCATCTCCTTCAATAGTTACATTGGCTGCTCCCCTTACAAGAACATTTTTATCTTTAACTATTATTTCATAGTCTGAACCTGCGATATTACATACTCTAGTTCCATCATTTTGTATTTCTCTATTTGTTCCTGCTGGATGAAATTCATGTATTCTTATATTGCCAGGTGAGTTGTCTAATTCTTGTACAATTCCTGCCTCTGTTTCTCTAACCAAGTTGTAAGGATAAAGAGATGTTTCATCTCCTGTAGGTGCTTCGCCTGCTTTTAATTTTTCTTTTATATTGTAATATACTGCGTCATCTTTAGATACGCCTCTTGGGTGTGGTTCGTCCCATGTTTTTGTTTCGTAATCGATTGTGTCTTTATCATCTAATACACCAGCAACACTACCTGCTTTTGCTACAGGTATTGCTTCATCTCTCATTTCTCTTAGATTCATTAATGAGAAATGTTCTTCTGCTGCTTCTCCTCTGGCAAGTCTAGGTATATCAGGTTCTCCAATACCTGAATAACCATCTTTAGGTTCTTTAGGGTAAACTTGTTTAGGGTCTGTAAATCCTTCACCTTCTACAAAATTTCTTTCAAGAGGTTTACCAGCAATGGTTCCCATTATTACAGGTGTTTGTTGTTCTGCGTCAGCAAAGAAACCAACCACTGTTGAACCTTTCACAATATTAGGAACTTCCATTATGCCATTCATACCTGAACTTGTAACTGGATTCATAATAGTTGCATAAGGTAATTCAGATGTAGGTAAGTCCTCTGTGCTTGGAGTATGATATCCTAATATTCTAACTCTAACTCTTCCTGTTTCTGAAGGATCTATTCTATCTTCTACTATTCCCATCCACCAAACAAAAGGTGGTAAACCTATTGTATTACTCATATGAACCTCCTAAACTTTTGCCCACACCATTTTTTGTAATTCTCATTGTCATATCATAATTTGCTGCGTTAATTTTATGTTTAATTTCTGTTACAACATAAAGTCCGCTTAATATTTCGTCTTCTGTGTATTCATCTCCTGATGATTTGGAAGCAGGTTTGGGATAGTTCATTTTAATACACCTACCTACTTCAATATCAGTCCTACCTGGAACCATTATTAAAAACTGATAATCTTTAAAACTATTTATGTATTGTTTTCTAACAGCGTCTGAACTCCAATGTGTAGTTAAGGCATCATCATTTACACCCTGAGATTGCTCAGGACCATTCCATGTATATGAATTTAATAATTTAACTGATGTGTATGCTGAAGGAGATTTAGATATCCCTTTAGGTATAGGTATGTTTTCATCTGTTGTTTCTAAACTACCAAAATCTTCATGTATATCTAGATGAAAGTTTTTAAATTTTTTATTAAACATATCATATGCTTGTATGTTTGAAGAATAATAACCACTTAAATTACCATCTAGAATAGATATTGTTCTAGGTATTTCCATTGTTTCAATTGCACTAAAATAATCAGGCAATGAAATACCACTATAGGAACCTTCTTCTCTAATATTTTTAGGTAAAGAACTAGGTTTGTATGTGTACTCTTCAAAATAAGAATTTTTTCCTTCTTGGATTAAATGTTGTAAACTTGTTAAATAATAATTTTTATTGGATTCAAAGAAAAAGAAATCTGAACCGTTTACATCTGCTGCTTGTATTCGTTTGCAAATATAATTTAAATTTGTAAAGGGTGTCCACGAATTAGAAATATATTGTATAGAAGATTTATGAGGCGAACCAGATATAACTAACTCATTTTCATCATCATCAGGCAAGTATCTTCCTTCTACTTTAACAAAGTCATCAAATATTTTTTTAGCCAATGCCTCTGTATTTGTATCTCCTCCGGGTCCTGGCATTGCTCTATTTAGTGTGTGGCCAGAGTCTCTAACCATCTCCGGAGATACAAGTTTTAAAGTATATACCTGTTGCCTATCATTATCCAAACCTCTTTGGGTAATTGCTGTTACATTAAAAGATCTTTGAATACATGCACCGGGATCGTCTGGAAATGTAGATGTTCTTAATTTCATGTGAACTGTTTCACCACCTACAATAGGTAATTCTTCCATTATATTTTTAGGGTCAACTATCACAATATCTGCAGATAATGTAGGTAGGAATATAGATTCAAAAATTCTTATTTCTGTATAAAACTCTTCTAAGTTTTCTTCATTTCCATCTAAAGAAACAATTTTTAAATCATCTATTTGTAAGTTTCTTTGACCTTTATTTAGTTGCTCGTCTGCCATAATAACTCAGGTCCTATTTCATTAATTTCTTAAACTGTTTAGCTATTGTACTCAAGAATATAGGATTTAAAACTTTAATTTGCCTTTTTTTGTCGTTGACTTCTTCTTCGTATTCTAAATTAGTTAGAGCTGTGTATGTTCCATCAACAGCCTTAGTAGCATCCCAATCAACAACAATAGTTCTGTCTGCTGTTAATACATAATGATGTATATCAGAACTATTATTTGCTCCATACTTATCTTTTACATAAAGAACAAGTTCTTCTTGAGACTTTGGCCATTCTTTATTAACATCTATAATATCATTTGCTAGTAAAATTAACCAATGGTATTTTGTTGAACCATATAAATTTTGTGAAACAAGTTCAGGTGTCTCTCCATCTGTAACATAGTAAGGTGTTAAATTTGATCTGTTTGCAAAAAACTTATCCATGTGTATTCTACGAAAAATATCAGGTACAAGTGTTTTTGTATTGCCTGTAGGATAAAAAAGTTTAGGAAATTGTTTAAAATACATATTAGTAACCGTCTGCTATTCTGTTTGCTGTTAGTACTTCTAGCTCTGTGAAGTTTAATTCCATAGTTATTTCTGAAGGAACACCATCTGTTCCTGCAACTGTATTAAAGAATCCATCAGGTCCATAAGTAACTTTTACATCTTTTAATGCACAATCTGAAATTTTAGGCAAGTGAGGATTTGGTTTTACATTACCTCCTTGTGCATGATAAAATTCTATATTAAACTCTGAAGGATAAATTAAGAATGCTTGGCCAGGAGATATATCTGGGTGCATATGATATTTAAATGTATTTACAATTTCTCTTACATTATCATATTCTTCTTGATTTTTTGGATTGAAAACATATTGAAATGCAAAAGATCTAAATCCCATACTTTTAAATAATTGTTCTTTATATGGATTTCTTGTCTTTCTACTTGTTGCTTCTATTGCTGCACCTAAGTCTGCATCAACACCTATTGCTTTTGGTAAAGAAGCTGCTCCTTGTATTATTCCTCTAGCTGCTGACTCTCCTACATCTCCTAAACTAGCTTGGTCAAATCTCTTGTTTGCTAATATACCTGCCATACCCAATTCTGTATCGTTCCAGTCTGCTTGGTATTGTGATATAATAGACTGTGGAACATGTAGTTGTATTACCTTATTTAAAAATTGCGTGCCACCTGCAAACTCGCCTGCTTCATTATCAAAACCTTTTTCGTTTTTATTTTGTTGTCTTTCTGCTACAGCAATTGCTCCTGCTGCTAAAACTGCTGTTCCAGCATTACCTTTACCAAATGCTTTTGCTTTTTCGTATATGGTTCCTTTATTTTTAATTGCTGCAGTTAGGCCTTTGCCTGCTGCGTAAGCTCCAGCTGCACCTACAATAACTTGGCCACCTGTTAGTGTTGCATTATATTGTTCTGCAGATGATCTATTCATTTGTGTTGCCATTTCAGAATGTGTTTGTTCAAATGTAGCTATTCTATCTGCTGCTATTCCACTAGGGCCACTTGAATTTTGTGCTGCTACACTATTGTTTCTAATTTTAACAAAGAAACATACACCATTAACTTGGTTTGCTTGGAATAGATCTTGAGGATATGTTAATACAGGTTTAGTGTTTTTTGTAAAATTATTATAGTCTGTATTGTTTGATTCTTTTTGTCTAGCTCTTTCTACAGATTTGTCTCCAAGACCCATCTCTTTTAAATAACCATAATCATCACCTGTAGTATTTGCGTGATACTCATCTGCTCCAAAATTATTCTTGTCTACCGGCATACTGTCCTCATAAATAGTTAATTAACATTATAGTCTTATTTATATGGTTTATGCCAAAGAAATATATAAAGGAAAGTTTATTCCTCGAAATCCTTCTAAATACTTAGGAGACCCTACCTCTATTGTCTATAGATCAAGTTACGAATTAAAGTTTATGAACTGGTGTGATCTAAATAGTTCTATAATAGGTTGGAATTCAGAAGAGATTGCTATTCCATATCGTAGTCCTATAGACAACAAAGTTCATAGATATTTTGTAGACTTTTATATGGAAGTTAAGAGTGAAACAGGAAAAGAAAGATATTTAATAGAAGTAAAACCTAAAAGATTTACAAAAGCGCCACAACCAGGCAAAAGAAAAACAAAAAGATACTTACAAGAGATAGCAAACTATGCTGTAAATGAGGCAAAGTGGAAAACAGCAAGAGCTTTTTGTAAGAAGCAAGGCATGAAATTTAGAATTGTTACTGAAAAAGAACTCGGTATCTAGTATAAATACATGTATGGACCAAAAACCTTTTAACGATATTTATTCTAGAACAGGCGGTGTAGAGAAATCTTCTCGTTGGTATCAAAGAGCTGTAAGAGATTATACTACAGGTATGAATACCTTTCAGGAGGTTGCTGGTTCTGATATAGGGAAGTTTGCAACACAATTAACAGTAGGAAAAATGTACCTTTTTAAATACGATCCTATAACAAAAGCAGACTTGCCATACTATGATCAACTACCATTAGTTATTATAAGTGAGCCCACACCAACAGGGTTTAGTGGTATTAACTTACACTATCTAAGTCCTTTATTAAGAGCAGATTTAGTTGAAAGACTCATGGAGCCTGTAGCAGACTCTAAAGAAGGCACTACACATGATGATAAAGCTGTTATGAGATCTGCTTGGTCTTTTATAAGAAATTTTAGTAGATTCCCAGAAGTTAGAGGATCAGTAAAAAAATATCTTAATACACAAATAAGAGGTAGGTTGTTAGAGATCAATTCAAAGCACTGGAAGTCAGCAGTATTTTTACCTGTACAAGATTTTGTTGGTGCTTCTCCTCAAACAGTTTATAGAAACACAATGACAAAACCAGAGCGTAAGAGGAGGATGGTGTAATGGGTTTTAGTTTAAGAAGTATTTTACGAGGAGCTTACAATAAGTCTAGGGTAAAAGGTAATAGGCCAGGAAAAGGAACAGCACACCCCAATCCAGATTTAACGACTGGACCTTTAACACAATACGATCATCAATGGCGTAAAGGTGGTAGAACAAGTTTTCTAGAAACAATAAACAATACTCAACTTGCTAGAACAGAAAGATTTGAATGTCAATTTAATTTTCCTCTTGCTGTAAGAAGTGCTTTTAAAAATAATAGAATGGCAGAAGCAGCTACTATAATGTGTGAGGAAGTACAAATACCAGGCATGGCATTAGCAAATAAAGAATTTAATGTAGGTCCTTGGACACATTACAGAAATACTAACATGCAGTTTTTAGGACAAGAAATTAACTTTACATTTTATACAGATACTAATTGGGCTTTAAGAGAAGTATTTGAACAATGGTTTGCTGTAACAGTAGATCCTACTTCTAAACAATCTTTTTGGCCTTCCGATACATGGGGAGATATTAGTATTAATGCAATGGATTTACAAGACAATTATAGGCGTTCATGGGTATTACATGAAGTTACGCCAAAGGTTCTAAACTTACAACCTATGAGTATGGGTTCTGTAGGAATTGTTAGAACAACATTGATTGTATCAGCTACTTATTGGGACTCTAATTATATTAGAGTTGACATGGGAGCGCCTGAACCTGAAGCAGAAGTTAAAGGTGACGACAAAGGCGAGAACAAACCAGCCGGTGAAGCAGTAAACAATACAGCATCAGACGGCACAGGTGATGAAACATCACCGTAATAAGATTTAATTATAGGAGAAATTATGTTACCAAAAATTGAGACGCCACTATTTGATTTTAGTATTCCTTCTACAGGAGAGGTTAAAAAGTTTAGGCCTTTTCTTGTAAAGGAAGAAAAAGTTCTTATGTTGGCAAGTGAAGGAGGCGAATATAAAGATATGATATCTGCTTGTGAGCAGGTTGTATCTAATTGTTGCCTTGAAGAAATAGATGTTGAAAATCTAAGTATTTTTGATTTACAACATTTATTCATGAGATTAAAAGAGAAGTCTACAGGAGAAACTCAGGACTTTCAATTGATATGTGGAGGGTGTAAAGAAACAATGAAATACACTCTACAATTATCAGATGTTCAAGTTCAAGGTTTAGAAGAGGCACCAGAGAAAATTATTAAAATAAATGAAGATGTTGCTATTGAATTGCAATATCCTAATGCTAAGGTTATATTAGATACAGACGAAACTGATGATACGGCTATTGTACATCATTGTTTAGTTAAAGTATTTAATGGAGAAGAAGTTTTACAAATAAAAGACGAAACTCCAGAAAATATTGTTGAATTTATTGATAATCTACCATTAGATGTATTTGAAAAAATACAATCATTTTTTAATAAGATGCCTCGTGTAGAACACATAGTCGAATACGCATGTCCATCATGCGGATTTGAAAATAGAATATCCATTAATGGGTATGAACATTTTTTCGGCTAACTCTTTCTCAGGAGCGTCTTGAGAATTTTTACAAGACGAACTTCTTATTAATGCAGGAGCATCAGTATAGTTTAACAGAGTTAGAAAATATGATGCCCTGGGAAAGAGAGATTTACATTGCTATGTTAATAGAACATCTTCAGAAGAAGACGGATAAACTTAAAGAAAAAGAGACATATTAATGGTTGATAAAAGAATACTAGACGACGCACTTAAACAGGCTTTAGACGGAGAGCGTTTACAAGATAACTTTAAAGAAGTTCAAGATCAGTTTGGAGCGCATGCCCAAGAAATACAAGAGTCTGTCAAACGACAAGAAGATCATGGTAAAACAAATAAGCTCTTAAACTTTTTACAAGTAGGTGAAATTGCCATGAACTTGCAAAGAGATAAAGAAGCAGCCGAAGTTGCGATATCGCAAAGAAAGTTTGAGAAAGAACAAAAGAAACATAACATAGGTGCTAAAGAATCTAGATCTAGA